TCACCTCGTTGGACATGCCAGCGATCACCTTCCATTCCCATACCTACGTCCTCCTTTCAATTCTAGCAGCTCTTACTAATGTACTAACTGCTTCTTGTATTTCTGTACCATTATCATATGTGATACCATTAATATTATATGTATCACCACTTGTATTACCGAGATTCTTACCAAGTCTATCTATAGCTGATATAACATCTTCACCGCCATTTTGACGATATGATCTCATTCCAGAACTAATAGCATTTAAGTTAGCTGAAACGCCAAGAGATGGAATACCAAACATACCATTTATAGCAGCAGCTCCAGATCTAACATCACTTAAATCTAAAACAGGCCTAATGGTAAATTCATCATCTATTCCTTCAGCAATTAAATTAGAAACTCCATTAATAGCTCTTCCTAATCCTAATCTTGCTTTATCTCCAACACCATAAGTTTCACTATAAATCTTATCTTCTAATGATTTAATACCATTTATAAATCCTTGATCGAAGAATTTACCTGTCTTAAATGTTTCCTTAGATGGTGAATGCTCATCAGTAGCTTTATTAATTGCATTAACTGCTGTTCTACCAATTGAATATGCTTTATTCCATACACGTCCATCTTTATCATTCATACCATTTATAAATCCATTTAATATATTTAAACCAGCTTTACCAGCTCTATCTGTATGATCACTAGATTCTAATGCTTTAGTTGCTGTTTCTATAATATTAGTAGCACCTGTTTTAACATCATCATCTTTTTCACCCATAGCACTTATTATAGCATCGATTAAAGCTTTCATTGCATTAGATGCATCTTCTTTAGGTTTTTCATCATTTAATCCATCTATAAATTTCTTTAATGCATCGGTTGCAAAATTCTTAAGCTTTTCACCAAGTTGTTCGATAGGTTCACTACTTACAGTAGCCAAAGTATTTGCTATTTCAATTATCTTATCTATCTTATCTTTACTAGATTGAAGATCGTCTAATGAAATGGTATTTATACCTTTAACATATTCTGTAATCTTGTTACCAAAAGAAATAAGACGAGCACCTAGTTCTTCAAGTTTACCGCTTGTATCACCTAAATTTATTTGTCCTAAAGATGAAATGGCATATAATATGCTACTAACAGCATGAATTTTATCTATAGATTTATCTGTTATAACACCATCTTTTTGTAATTCCCAAACAAATCCTCTGATACCTTCTGCAACTTTACCAAGTTTACCAGCAAATGCAGTTATATCATTATCACCAGTAAATGCTTGAGCTATTCCTCCATGTTTAGGTATTTCGCCAGCTACTTCAGCTATAGTTTTTAATGCATCACATCCTGCTTTAACAATATCAATTTTTGACTGATCAAAAGCACCGTCTTTTGTTAATTCTTTAACAAAATCTGAGATACCAGTACCAGTTGGTCCAAGTTTATCTGCAAACTTTTCAATATCATTATCACCAGTAAATGCTTGGGCTATTCCTCCATGTTTAGGTATTTCTCCTGCAGCTTCAGCTATAGCTTTTAATGCTTCACATGCTGATTTAATAGTATCTACTTGTTCTGGTTTAAATGTACCTAAATTAGCAACAAATTTTGATAATCCGGTTCCTAAAGGTCCTATTTTTTCTCCAAAATCAGCTAAATTAGATTCTCCATTTAACCATCCAGATATACTATCAATAAAATTACTTTTTGTAAAGGATAGTACTGCTTCAGCTAATGATTTAGCCCCATCCATAACTCCAGGTTGTACTGTAGACATTATAGCTAAAAATGGTAAAGCACCAATAGCAAAATTAGTTAATTCTTTACCTAATCGACCAAATGATTCACCATTTGTAAAAAATGTGGTTATACTATCTAATAAATTAGCTCCAGTTAAAGCTAATATAGAACCTGCTAATATTTTAACACCATCCATAACTCTACTATTAACCGCTGACATAATAGCTATAAAAGGCATAGCAGATATTGCAAATTTAGAAAGTTTTTGTCCAATATGAGGTAATTCTTCAGCAACACTATTCATAAATCCAGCAACTACATTTCCTATAATCTTACCTATACTCAAAGCTATCTGCTCTAATACTGGTAAACCTTTATTTAAGAAATCTTGTAATTGTGGGAATTTATCCATAATAGCACCAACAGCTGTAGCTAATACACCAATAGTTGTTATAGCACCTATTAAACCAAATATAGCTGCATCAGCCACTAATGCTAATGGAGCAACTAATGAAAGTTTGAATAAACATTCAGTTAATTTTTCCATTAATAATGTTATTGCTAATACTTTTTCTGAAGCATTTTCAATACCATCCATACTTTTAAGTAATTGTATAAATATCCATAAAGGTACAGCCATTGCAGTTAAACCAATAATACCTGCAATTCCAGCTAAAGCACCAACACCACTACTAAATACAGCACCTAATATAGTTAAAGGAATTAACAGTAATGTTAACGCTGAGCATAAAGTAATTAATGCTAATATATTAGTCATTGCATTTTCAATACCATCCATACTTTTAAGTAATTGTATAAATATCCATAAAGGTACAGCCATTGCAGTTAAACCAATAATACCTAAAGCCATACTTTTTATATCTCCAAATTTACCTATAGCTGTTAATGCGTATAACACACCTGTCATAGCTGTTAATAATATGCTAATAGCTATAGCATTTTGTATGGCATTTTGAACATTACCAGCAACTAATAATGCAGCTGCTATACCAATAAGCAAAGGCATCAAAGTATATAAACCTAATATAAATTTCTTATTAATATTTTTTCTACCATCAATCTTTGATAAAGCAAATACCATTAACGCTAATGTTCCAGACAATATAGCTACACCAATGGATCCCTTAATAGCCTTTTCTATATTCGGTACCTGTGATAATAAAGCTATAATACCAGCCATCGCTGCAACAACCAATGTTACTGTTAATAATGTTTTAATAACACCTTTACCAACTTTAAGTTTATTTGTAGCCGCTATTACAGCAGCAAGTGATAATATAACAACTCCTAACGAACCAGCAGTAGTCATTAATTTTTGTTGATCAATAAATGATAAGCCAACTAATGCTACAGCTAGTAATGCAAGCATAAATGTTAAAGTAGTTAAAGTTTTAACTGCATTAGCTCCTGGATCAAAATTCTTTGCTGCTTGTAACAATACAGCTACAAACGCTGATATAAATCCAACAGCTATCAAACCGTTTTTAGCTTTCTCTGGATCTAATTGTCCTAATAAGAATACCATTACACCCATAGCTGCTAATACCATAGCCACACCAATTAATGTTGTACCATGTAAAGATGCACTTTGTTTTGATACCGCTATAAGAGCTATTATTATAAGACTTAATACACTAACACATGCTAATCCTTTTTTCATTTCATCAGGATTTATATTACCCATTAATTTAGTTATAATAGCTAATACACCAATAGCAAATGCAGCCATTAATATCGATCCTGTTACTTTAATCATTTCTGTTTCTTTAAATAATTTGGATATACCCATCATAGCTAATAGTAATAAACTAAATACTCCTATAACTTTAATACCATTAAGAAAGTCTTGAGTTTTTAAACCACCAGCTAATTTCATAGCTATAACTAATAGTAATAACGTAATGCCAACAGCTTTAATTGTATCAGCTGCTTGATTTAAACTATTTTCAGTATATTTATTAATTATACCAATAGCGGCTAATAATGCAACCATTCCTGTTATAACACCAATTGTTTTCCAAATAGCACCAGGTTCAACTTTTGACATTAATCTCAATGCTACCGCAACTAAAAGCATACTAACTCCTAATCGAGTGAATATCTTTCCTAGTTGTTTCATATTTTTGCCTTTATCATCTAGTCCGTCTATTTTATCTGATACTTTAGACAATACAACTATTAATACACCCATTGCTGTCATACAAGCTATAAGACCAAATATTGAAGAAGCCATTCTATCAGGTTCTATCTTTGATATTGTTTTCAAAGCTTTTGCAATAATAAGCATTCCAACAGACATACCTAATATTGATGCTAATATTTTTCCCATATCTGGTAATTTAGCTTTGGATAGTCTATTAGATAATACTGCTATTAAGCCTATAAATGCTGCTAATGCTAAACCTATAACTCCTAGTGCTATAGCACCTTGCTGTAATTGGTCGGCTGGTAATTTAGCAAGTATCCATAAAGAAGCTGCCAATATACCAATAGAAATAGCAATACTTTTTATTATTGCTGCAACTGCTTGATATTTCATAGATTTACCAAAATCTACAGCTGCACTACCTACTCCTCTAAGAGCAGATCCAAGACCATTCATAACATTTGATAATGCTACTATTGGTTGAACTAATTTATCAGCTAAATCTAACATTCTTTTTGCAGTATAAATGATTCCACCAGAAATACCAACTGCAATAACATTACCTAAATCTATCTTGCTAAAAAATTCAACTATCTTTGAGCCAATTCCTTTTATTATATCCATTATTCCAGTAGAACCTGAAAGCATACCTGCAGCAAGACCAGCTATAATAAATCCACCTATAGTAAACATAACTTTAGAAGGTGAATGTATACCTAATACGTTTTTAATAGCTTCAACAAGACCTAACGCTACGCCTTTAATTGCTTCCCATACTTGTGGTCCATGTTCTTTAATACCATTAATTAAACCACCAAATATATATTCCGGTATATTATCGGTCTCTTTAAGACCATCAAGCCATGCCTTAGTAGCATCTCCGGCATTAGCAAATGCATCTTTAATTTTATTAACAACACTCATGATTTTTTCATTTTGTGTTATCCAATCTTTTGTTACTGAAACAATTGTTATAATCCAAGTGGTTAATGCTTTTACTGCTTCTACAATCATATTATTTTCAGTTAACCATCTATCAAAATTATATATGATATTACCTATCATTGATGTAAAATCTAAAACATCTATATTAAATGCACTTAAAATACCTTTTAATACTTGGAATGCTATTTTAAAAGCACCACCAACAAGTGATGTGATTATGTGTAAAATAGAAAATAAACCTCTGAATGTTTCTGTTAATTTACGAACCCTGTCCCCATTCTTTTCTGGATCAAAAGCATTATGTATAGACTCAGTAAATTTATTTATTTTCTCTATGATCATATATAGATCAACACCAGTTATACCTTCAAAAACATCAGTCCATCCTTTTTTGATAGCATTAAATATATTAGTAATAGTTGCTCCTATATGTTGGAATACACCTGTGATCTTTCCATCAGCACTACCATATAATAAATCTCTACCACTAGCTTCATCCATCTTTTGAGCTAATTCATCTATAGACATACCATATTTTTTAGCACCCTTTTCAAGTTGTCTATATGCATATATTTCATCATCAGAAAGTCCAGCTGCCTTAAGTCGTTCATCCGTTAATTCTTCAATTACTTTCTTTTGCTCGTTTATAGTATCTGTTGTTTGTTCAGCATATATACCAAACTTCTTTTCAGCAGCGACAACATCTTCCTGAGTTATTTGGCTTATTACCGTCCAACCTTTACCATATCCAGCCATTTCATCTGTCAAATTAACCAAACTTTGTGTAACTTCATAGTTATAACCAGCTTGTTCAACTAAAGCTTTTCTATATGGTTGATTTTTATAATCGCCTTTCCATATTTTAGTTACCATATTTTGATATTCTTCTAATGTTTTAGTTGTTTGACTAACTTTATCTGTAATTTCTTGAAATGTTTTTACTGCTGAACTATTATTTATTTTATCAAATAATTCTTTAAGTGGATTATTCATAGCAATATCTAAAAACGTGTTTCTCCATCTAGAAACTCCATCAATAATATTGCCTATAAAATTAGCCAAACCAGTCCACATTCTTTTTGCTTCATCTAAATCACCAAATAATATTTGCCAAGTTTCTTTCCAACCAGTACCAGCTTGTGCCTGTAATGATTCCATCATCATACCAAAAGTTTTAACTTCTTGTGCTGCTGCCCATGCTGCTTTACCTATTTCTGTCTCTTGACTTCCATATTGTTTAAATACATCCATCATTACATTAGTTGTTGCCCATTGATCTTTTAGACCCTCAGTAAACAATGCTTGTAATGTGTATTGGTTTTTTCCAGTACTATATAAATCATCTCCAACTTGCTTTAAAGTACCGGCTGCAACAGCAGCATCAGCCATTCTTTCTTTAAATTCCTTAGTTGCTATATTTGCCAAATTCAATGATTTATAATCTATAGTAGTTAAATAACCCATTGACATAGATTGTGCTAAATTATAATATGCAATAGATGCTTGTCTAGCTCCTTGTCCAGCATATGCAGTAGCATTTGCTATACCAATCATAGCCGTTTTAGCAGTGTCTAAATCTATGCCAGCATTCGTAAACTTATATATATTATCAAACATATCGGCTGTTGAATATACTGTCTTATCAGCATAATCATCTAGTTCTTTAAGTTGTCCTTCTATTTCTTTTATTGATTTTCCAGTACTATTAACCAATGTTTGTACTGTATTCATAACCATAGAATATTCATTAAAACCATCTGTAGCTGCTTTAATACCTGACATTGAAGCTACCAATCGTTTACCAGCATTTGCTGCTGCACTACCAATATTTAATAATGCACCAACACCAATAGTTTCTAATACACTAAATTTAGAATTAACTGTATTTAAACCAGATACAAGTCCATCCATATTAACTTTTTTAGCAGCCGTACTAACATTTTCAAGTCCTTTGGAAGCACCAGTTAAATTTAATTTTGCTTTTAATTTATCAAGAGTTGACATAGTTGTTTGAACATTAGATTCAAAATGCTTATTGTCAAAACGCATCTCGACGACTTTCTCATCGATTGTTTTACTCATAACTTAGTAACCTCCTCCCATGCTTCATCAGCTAATTTATCAAAGATTGGTTGTATTGCCGGATTAATATAATCTCGACCTTCAACCCAACCTCCGTTGCGGGTTCCATGCCCTAATTGAAGAATTATGGCTATCGGAACACCTTTATTAACATTTGAATTATTAAAAGTTATAGATACTGATCCATTTTCTCTAGTTATTTCATAATACCATGAATTAGCTGTTCTACCAGTATCTTTTGGAGTAGCAGACGAAAGGGCTGCCACACCTTCACGACCTATTTTATCAAGATCGCCTATTTTTACGGCTTCTTTAACTCTTTCTAAATAACTATTTAGTTTAGAGAAATCACCCTTTTGTCTGAATGTTATCATATCATTACTCCTATTATCCTTTAGAATTTAATTTCTTTCTACGTGCAGCATTTAATGCCGCATTTCGACTCATTATATCCCTCCTGTTCATTTTCTTTGGAGGTGTGTTTTTAATATTACATACTCTTATAAGTGTTAACAATCTATTAAGATGCCATTTTTGACATTCCATTGGTATATTAAGCGAAAACATCCAATAATATATTAACTCTGATGTGATAATCTCTCTACTACGAGTATTATTTGTTTCGCTAAATGTAGTAGCTGTCATTGGTTCATCAATATATTTATTAATTTGCTCAATGTTTTCGTTGGTCAAATTGTTATATACCTTTGGATCTACATTTTGTGTTATTGTCATACATCTAATATAATCTATTGTTTCAGCTGCTGTTTTAGGTTCCTTAGATAAAAATGGTTTTCCGCCATTTTGACTCCCATTTAGAAAGAGATACCAGAGAATGTTCCATCTGTATTTTAGATTCTGGAATTTTGATAAACTCTTGCGTTTTATCATCAAAAAGTTCAGCAGCTGGGATTGTTAATAATAACATCTCTTTCTATCCTCCTATTATTGATTAGATGTGTTTGGTATTTCAACTGGCATATTATTTGTAGATTCTGTCTTTTTTAGCATTTCAGCTACTCCAGCAGGCATTTCATTAGGATCTATATCTGATATATCTATATCTCCTGGAACTATACCTCTTACAAATTTAGCTGCTGCATCAGCATCTGTAGCTAATTCCATAAACAAATTTGAATATGCTTCTGTTTGAGAGAAACCTATTGAAAGAGGATTTCCTTTCTCATCTACTTTAATAAATCTTTTACCATCAGCACTCTTTTCACCATATGCCTTAAGAACTAGTTCTTTGAATATTTTAACTATAGATGGTGTATCTTGAGCAGCTACGATATTTTTAATCATATCTGCTAATCCTCCAACAGTTCCTAATTCCATTTCCATAAGTTCAGCCTTAGATAGGTTAAATAGGAAAGTTTCCTCTCTTTCAACCCCATTATAATCTACATATTTAATCTTTTTAGATAACATAATTTATTCTCCTTTCAAAACTTATAATTTATAAAAAAAAGGAGGTGTCAGCGTTATGCTGATCCTCCTAAAATACTATCCTTGTGTATTTTCTTTAAATATTTGAGCAACTTCTTCTGGTAATGGTAATCTAGCTTCTTTTTCAGCTGATCCATATAATATATCTTCTAAAGCAGCTAATTTAGTTTTATCTACTTTTGTAGAATCTATTACTAGTGAAGCTGTTGGTTTTAAATTTGGAACTTCAACTGGTGTAGTTGTTAATTCCCAAGAGAATGTAATAGCTTCAGGACTATCGTTTACAGTAGCATAAGCTTTCTCAGATGGAGCAGCTTTTGCACCATAAATAAGATGTATTTTATACCCTTTTTCTGAATCATCTGCATCTCCAACTTTAGTTTGATAACTCATACCAAACATTTTACGTTTTTGTTGTCCAGCAACAACACCAGTTACTATACTTGCTTCTCCATTGCATTCAGCAAATTCATCTGGATATGTATAAGCTTCAACTGTAGCTCCAAATTCTTCAGCTGATAAAAGATTTAAATATTTAATATTATCAGCATATAAAGGAGTAGCTTCAGCTCCTGATGGAGATTCTG